GGCGGTGCTTGCCCAGAAGCACGATGCGCAGGCCAGCGACGATCTGACCATCATCGCGGCCGAGATGATCAAGGCGACCGTCCTGCACATGCTGGGCGATGCCGCCGATGGCGTGGTGCCCGAGGATCTGAAGCGCCTGGCGGACGGGCTGAAGGCCGCCCAGGTCGCGCAGAACCTGTCGGCCGACCGCAAGGCCAAGATCACCGCCGATGTGCAGAAGCGCCTGGCCGAGGCCGTCGAGACCACGGCCAAGGCCCGCGGCCTGTCCGCTGAAACCACCGAGGCCATCAAGGCCGAGATCCTTGGAGTGACCGCATGACCGAGAAACACGCCGGGCTGCCCGTCAAAGGCTATCAGGCGCAGGATCCTCTGCGCATCGCCCTGGTCAACCAGAACAAGGAGGCGGAGGAACGCCTCCTGCGCCAGATCGAGACCATTACGGGCAACCCGGACTATGACCAGCGCTGGCTGGCCATCGCCAAGACCCAGCTGGAACAGGGGTTCATGGCGTTGAACCGGGCGATCTTCCGCCCTGGCCGGGTCCGGCTGCCGGAGGACGCGGAATGAGCGATCCGAACGACCCTTACAACGTCACCGCCGACGAGCTGCGCCAGTTCATCGAACGCTGGGAACAGCTGGAATCCGAGAAGAAGGACATCGCGGATCAGCAGAAGGAGCTGATGGCCGAGGCCAAGGGCCGGGGCTACGACACCGCCGTCATGCGGCAGATCATCGCCCTGCGCCGTCGTCAGCCCGACGACATCGCCGAACAGGAGGCCGTGCTGGAGCTTTACAAGGCCGCGCTGGGGATGGGCTGATGACACTGCATCTCCAGCAGCGCGAGATGATGGTGCTGGGCTTTCCGGTCCTGCTGGACGCCCAGCTGGGGCACCTGATGGTCAGCCATCGGGGCGAGATCACCTGGGACCAGTTGCAGGCCATCAAGAACGAGGTCTGGGGCAAGGGCACCCGCGCGATCGAGGTCTACCCAGTGCAGGGCGACGTGGTGAACACCGGCAACTGGCGCCACCTGTGGCGGCTGGGCAAGCATGATTTCTGCCCCGACCTCTTACAGCACGAGCCCAGGCACATGCCCGGACCGGACGGCCTGCAACAGCGCCACTCCGATGCATGGCGCGAGGCCGGGGAGGTGTTTCGGTGAATGACGGCCTGGGCAAACTGGTGGGCGGGACGGTTGCGGGGCTGGTCGCGGTCGGATCCATTGTCGTGGCGGTCAGGCAAGACAGCTATGAACGCGCCTTGCTGGCCGGCGGCGACTGCGCCCTGATCATGGAGGCGCTCTACACGCCCCCGCCGACCGGGACTACCATCTGCAGCAGCTACGATCCGCCGATCTGCACCACCAGCTTCTTCCAGCCCGATCCCTACATGCGCAGCCTCTGGCGCTGCCCGGACCCCGAGCGCGACGGCGCCCAGGTCGAGTTCTGGCGCCGGTCGGCAGAAAGGGGGATGTGGTGACCGCGACCCCCGCTCAGGTGGCCAACGACCTCGTGGCCCAGGCGAAGTACTGGGACCGCCGGGACGATCATGTCTCGCGGGCCTGTCATCAGTGCGCGCGGCTGATCCGGGCGATGCTTGCAGGTGAAGCGGTCGACGGGCGGACGTATTACGGACTGCATGGTCGGCTGCTCAACCTCGAAATCACATGGCGCGGGCGGAACGAGCCCCTTGAAAACTCGCTGACCCGTGGTCGGCTGACCCTTGAGGCCCTGCGTCGGGAGAGCCGGCAATGACCGCCCTCCTGCCCTATCAGGCAAAGACGGTGGGCCTTCTCGATGGTGGATCGCAGCTTTGCTATGTCGAAAAGTCGCGCCGGATCGGCCTCACATGGGGCCTTGCGGCCTATGCCGTTCTGCGCGCCGGCCGGCAGAAGACTGCCGGTGGCATGGACGTCATGTACATCTCCTACAGCCGCGAGATGACCCGCGAGTTCGTGGATGCCTGCGCCATGTGGGCCCGCGCCTTCGACAGCGCGGCCGGCGCGGTCGAGGAGACGCTCTTCGACCAGGATGATGGCGACAAGGCGATCAACGCCTTCCGGATCCGCTTCGCCTCCGGCTTCGAGATCATGGCGCTGTCTTCGGCTCCTCGCGGCCTGCGCGGCAAGCAGGGTGTGGTCATCATCGACGAGGCCGCCTTCGTCGATAACCTGAAGGAGCTTCTGAAGGCGGCACTGGCCTTCCTGATGTGGGGCGGTCAGGTCGTGGTCTGCTCGACCCATGACGGCGTCGACAATGATTTCAACGTGGCCATTCAGGAGCTGCTGGCAGGCCGTTCGAAGGGCGACCATCTGCGGATCGACTTCGATCAGGCGCTGCAGCAGGGCCTCTATCAACGTATCGCCCTGGTCACCGGCAAGACCTGGACGCCCGAGGCCGAGGCGCAGTGGCGGCAAGGCATCATCGACTTCTACGGCGACGGCGCCGACGAAGAACTGTTCTGCATCCCCTCAATTAGCACGCCCGGCTGCGTCAGGATGCGCGAATGACCGCCCTCCTGACCGAGAAGCAGTGGGCCGACGCCCGCGCCGCCGCCATGCAGGCGATCCCGGACGAGGTGAAGGCCGCGGGTCTGCCTTCGGTGCTGCTGCCCTATCAAGCGAAAACCGTCGCCCTCCTCGATGGCGGATCGAAGCTCTGCTACATCGAGAAAAGCCGTCGGATTGGGCTCACCTGGGGCCTTGCTGCCTATGCCGTCCTGCGCGCCGGCCGCCAGCGTGTCGCCGGTGGCATGGATGTGATGTACATCTCCTACAGCCGGGAGATGACGCGCGAGTTCGTGGATGCCTGCGCCATGTGGGCCCGTGCCTTCGACAGCGCGGCCGGCGAGGTCGAAGAGACGCTGTTCGACCAGGATGACGGTGACAAGTCGATCAACGCCTTCCGGATCAAGTTCGCCAGCGGGTTCGAGGTCATGGCGCTGTCTTCGGCTCCGCGCGGGCTGCGGGGCAAGCAGGGCGTGGTCATCATCGACGAGGCGGCTTTCGTCGATAACCTGAAGGAGCTCCTGAAGGCGGCGCTGGCCTTCCTGATCTGGGGTGGTCAGGTCGTGGTCTGCTCGACCCATGACGGTGTCGACAACGATTTCAATGTCGCGATCCAGGCGGTTCTGGCTGGCCGGGAAAAGGGCGATCACATCCGCATCGACTTCGACCAGGCGCTGCAGGATGGCTTCTACCAGCGCGTGGCGTTCCGGGCCCGCAAGGCATGGTCTGCAGAAGAAGAGGCGGCTTGGCGCCAAGAGATCATCGACATCTACGGTGACGGCGCAGACGAGGAACTGTTCTGCATCCCGTCCATGTCCTCGGGCAGCTGGCTGCCCGGCCCGCTGATCGAAGCGCGGATGACGGTCGAGCAGGAGGTGCTGCGGCTGGAGCTGCCAGCAAACTACCTCTTCCTCGACAAGGTCGGGCAGGCCTCACTGATGGAGCCGTTCCTGACGAAGCTGAAGGCCCAGCTGAAGGCGCTGGACCTGTCGCCGCGCTATGCCTTCGGATCGGACTTCGGCCGGATCCGCGACCTGACGACCGGGTCTTTGATGGCCATTGAACAGAACCTTAAACGCCGCGAGGCGCTGGCTTACGAGCTGCGCAATGTGCCGGGCATCGAACAGAAGCTGATCTGCAGGACCGTCCTCGATCACGTCCGCCACCGGCTGGTGGGTGCGGCCTTCGATGCCACCGGCATGGGCTGGACCGTGGCCGAGGACATGGGCCGGATCTACGGGCTGCGTGAGGACCCGCTCTCCGGCGCCGGCCTGATCATGGCGATCAAGTTTTCCGAGGAGTGGTACCGGATCGAAATGCCGCCGCTGAAGACGCGGTTCGAGGATGACCACATCGCGCTGATCCGCGACGCCGACCACGCCGGCGACCTTCGCCTGGTCAAGGTGATCCGCGGCATCGCGCGGGTGCCGCCCGAGCGGACGGAATCGGCCGCCGAAAAGGGATCGGGCCAGAAGAAGAAGCGGCATGGCGACTATGCCATCGCCTGCGCCCTGGCCGATTACGCGACCCGCATGCGCTGGGTCGAATACGGCTACACACCGGCCCCGCTGCCCCGCGAGACCACCGCCACGGGCAGCGGCATGACGGCCGACGAAGAGGACGCCCGCGACATTTACGCCCCGCCGCTGGGGCACAGGATCAGGGGAATGATCTGATGGCCCGCACCCCCCAGCTGCTCGACGCCTATGGCCGACCGATCCGGCTTTCCACGCTGACCACCGAGGTTGCCTCCGCCACGCTGGGCGGGGTGCGCTCGCCGCTGACCGGATATCCGGCCGACGGGATGACGCCTGGCCGGCTGGCGGCAATCCTGCGCGAGGCCGATGCCGGCGACGGGCTGCGCTATCTGGAACTGGCCGAAACGATCGAGGAGCGCGATCTGCACTATGTCGGGGTGCTGGGCACCCGCCGGCGCGCGGTCGCGCAGCTGGACATCACGGTCGAGGCCGCATCGGACAGCTCGGAAGACGAGGCCATCGCCGAGGAGGTCCGCGATTGGCTGCAGCGCGATGAATTGTCCGACGAAATCTTCCACATCCTCGACTGCATCGGCAAAGGCTACAGCGTCACCGAGATCGACTGGGATCACTCGGAAGGGCAGCACTGGCCGAAACAGCTTCTGCGCCGCGATCCACGCTGGTTCGGCTTCGATCCTCGGGATCTCGAAACTCCGATGATCCGGGACCAGAACGGCCAGTTGAAGCCCATGGAGGGTGGGCACTTCATCTTCGCCCAGATCGCTGCCAAGTCCGGCCTGCCCTTGCGATCCGGCATTGCCCGCGTCGCGGCCTGGGCATGGATGTTCAAGGCGTTCACCCAGCGCGACTGGACCATCTTCACCCAGACCTATGCCCAACCGGTGCGCCTGGGCAAATATCATCCCGGCGCCACCGAGGCGGAGAAGGCCACGCTGATGCGGGCGATCTCCAACATTGCCGGCGACATGGCGGCGATGATCCCCGAATCCATGATGATCGAGTTCATTGAAGCGGCAAATGTCGGGGCGGCCCATGCACTGTACAAAGAGCGGTCGGACTGGCTCGACCAGCAGGTATCGAAAGCCGTGCTGGGACAGACCGCGACAACTGATGCGGTGACGGGCGGTCTGGGATCCGGCAAGGAGCACCGGCAGGTTCAGGAGGATATCGAGCGCGCAGATGCCAAGGCCCTTGCAGCGATCTTGAACCGAGATCTTGTCCGGGTCTTCGTCCAGGTCAATCACGGCCCTCAGAAAGCCTATCCCCGCCTGAAGATCGACCGCCCGGAGCAGGAAGACCTTGCGGCCTTTGCCACCGCCATCGGCCCGATGATCGACCGCGGGCTTGAGGTCAGCCAGGAGGACATCCGCGAGAAGTTCGGGTTGGCTGCCCCCAAGCCGAAAGCCCGGCTGATGACCCCTGCCGGCGCCAAATCCGCACCCGAGGAGCCGCCAGACGGGAAGCCGCCCGACCCCGAGGATCAGGATCGCGCGATTAAAGGCAAACCCGGCGTTTTTAAACGGGGTCAGGCCGATCTGCGGGGAACGACAGCCCTGAACGCGGAGGGGGCCTCTATGGCCCTCCCACGGCGAAACCCGGTGGGCGAGCATGTCGGGGCGCTGGCTGGCCGGGTGGAGATCGAGGCAGCACCCCATGTCGCGGCGATGGTCGACCAGGTAGAGGCCATGCTTCAGACGGCCGGATCGCTGGAGGAGTTCCGCGAAATGGTGCTGGCGGCTTTCGAGAGGATCGACACGGCAGAGCTGTCGCTGATCCTGGCACAGGGGGTGCTGGCGGGCTGGGCCGGTGGCCGGGCTGCGGTCGAGGACGAGGCGGATGGCTGACAGCTTGACCGCGATCTTCGGCCAGCCCTTCGCCCAGCAACTGGCCGCATGGCGGCTGCGGCGGGACGACAGACGCGGCACTCGGGCCTGGACGGATGTCGAACCGCAATTCCACGACCGCGCCTTCATGGTGGCAGGCGCCATGAAGGCGGACCTGCTGTCCGATCTGGCCGCCGCTGTGGACAAGGCCATCAGCAAGGGCACCAGCCTGGAGGATTTCCGCCGCGATTTCCGGGCCACGGTCGCCAGGCATGGCTGGCACGGCTGGACCGGCGAAGGCACCCTGAAGGGCGAGGCCTGGCGGACCCGGACCATCTACCGCACCAACCTGGCGTCCACCTATCACGCCGGGCGCCATGCCCAGCTCATCGAGGGTGACTTCGCCTTCTGGGTCTACCTGCATGGCAATGCGCGCGAGCCGCGCATCATCCACCTGTCCTGGCACGGGTTTGCGGCACATCCCTCGCATCCCTTCTGGCGGACGCATTTCGCGCCCAACGGCTGGGGCTGCACCTGCTACATCGTCGGTGCCCGAACAGCTGCCGGCGTCCGCCGCCTGGGGGGCGATCCCGACAAGCAGCTGCCGCCGGGCTGGGACCGGATCGACCCGAAGACCGGCGCGCCGGTCGGGATCGACAGGGGTTGGGGCTACGCACCGGGGGGCACGAATACCGACCTGATCAGTGCCGCAGCCCGGCAGATCGCCCGCCTGCCGCTGGATCTGGGGATCGACTTCGGTCAATCCGTACAGCCGCAGATACAGCGCGCATGGCCGGATTGGGTGGACCAGGTGAAGTCGGGAGCGCGCCACGATCCGGGGCTGGTGGGAACGATCGAGAGAGAGGTGGCGGATATCCTGGCCGCGCGCGGGATGCCGCTGCGGTCGGCCGAGTTGCTGGTGATGCCGGGCCTGATCCAGGGTCCGAAGGCGCGCAGGCACCACGCGGCCGGCGATGCCCTGACGCCGGAGGATTGGGCGGGCCTGCCCGATGCGATCAGGGCCCGTATCGCCGTCCTGCTGGACAAGCGGACGGGGCGGCTCATCTATGTCCTGCCTGGTGACGACCGGGTGCCGCAACTGGCCATCGACATGGCGTTTGGCCGTCTTGACGGGCAAGAGGCTCCCAATGTGATCGTGTCGGCCTACCGCCCGCGGATGTCGGACCTGCGGGGCCGGCAGCGCGGGGGGCTGCTTGAGGTGCTGTTGGGCAGTTTGGGATAGCGGAGGGGCGGAAATCCCTCATTTGCGGCACCGAGGTGGCGAACCGGACTCCGACTTTCCGATGTCGCTATCCCGCCGGGAAGGATAACGATGTTCACGCTCGAAATCAATGACGCCGCCGTCACTGCCGCCCTGGACGATCTGGCGCGGCAGCTGGGTGACCTGACCCGGCCGATGCAGGAGGTCGGCGAGTTCCTGATCAAGTCCACCAAGGCACGGTTCGGAACCGGCGCAGGCCCTGACGGCACCGCCTGGGCCCCGAAGTCCGAGGTGACGAAGGCGGGCTATAGGGCGCGCGGCGACAGGGTCGATGACCGGCCGCTCTTCGGGCCATCGGGCAGCCTGTCGAGCCTGATCCACTACGAGGCCACCGAGACATCCGTGCGCTGGGGTTCGCCGAGGAACTATGCCGCCGTGATGCAGTTCGGCGCTGCACAGGGTGCATTCGGCCGCACGTCCCGAGGCGGGCCGATCCCCTGGGGCACCATTCCTGCCCGGCCCTTCCTTGGCCTCTCGGACACCGATCGTGCCGGAGTGCTGGAGATCATCGCGGAATATCTGTCGGGTGCAGCTTCGCCATGACTTGACCGCCGCCCCCGGCCGGGGGCAGGCTTGGGCATCCGCCCCGTCGGGGCTGGGCCGGAACACCCCGCAAGCGCTTGCGGGTTATTCGCAGGCCTCACCTTTGCGACATTGCGGGCATGACCCGTCGCATTGCCCCCTCTCTCGCCCTGGCCTCAGCTGTCGCATTGCCCGCGGGCAATGTGGTGCCGGAATGGATCGAGCTCCTGCCCGCGCCTTCTGCCGGCGAGATCCGCACCTTCAACGGTCTCGGCCCCTATCATGTTGCGGATGCCGCCGCCCTGATCCGCAACTCCCTGCAGTCCGAGCGCGGGCTCGTCATCGACGAGAACCACGCCACCGATCTGGCCGCCCCGAAGGGCGGTGCCGCACCGGCGCGGGGCTGGATCACCGATCTTGATGCGCGCGACGATGGCAGCATCTGGGCCAGGGTCGACTGGACCGAAACCGGCCGCGCACTGCTTTCAGACCGGGCCTATCGCGGCATCAGCCCTGCCATCACCCACGACAAGCAGGGGCGCATCCTGTCGATCATGCGCGCCTCGCTGACCAATACCCCGAACCTGCGGGGGCTTGCCCCCGTCCTTAACCAGGAGACCCCCATGGACTTGGCAAAGCTGGCCGAAAAGCTCGGCCTGGCTGCCGAGGCGGACGAGGATGCGATCCTTTCCGCCATCGGCAAGCTGCAGGAACCGCAGACGGCCCTGCAGTCGGAAATCACCGCGCTCGGCACCGCCTTCGGCGTGACCGGCGACACCACCGCAATCCTGACCGGCGTGAAGGCGAAGGCAGCGGCCCAACCGGCCGAGATCACCGCGCTCCAATCCGAGATCGTCGGGCTGACCACCAAGCTGAATGCCCTGACCGAAGGCGGCAAGCGCGACAAGGCGGTGTCTTTCGTCGACGGCGCCATCAAGGCCGGGCGGGTCGGCGTGAAGCCGTCGCGCGACCGCTTCATCGCGCTCCACATGGAGGATGTCGCCGGCACCGAGGCAATCATCAACGGCATGCCGATCCTTGGCACCTCCCACACCTCCGAGGTTCCGCCGACTGACGCCCAGGGCGTCCAGACCGCGCTGAACTCCGAGCAGGCCGGTGTCGCGCGCATGCTGGGTGTGTCCGAAAAGGACTACCTCGCCACGCTCAACGCCGAGAAGAAGGAGGCCGTCTGATGGCGCCGCTGACCGCTGACCGCAATTCGCCCCGCCGCGAGGGCGACAATCGCACCGGCCTTCTGGGGGCCTCCCAGGCGATCTTCGCAGGTGCCATCCTGATGCGCAACGCCGCCGGCAACCTGATCGAGGGTGCCACCGCGACCGGATCGTTCGGGGTCGGCGTGTCCATGGAGCGCGCCACCAGCGTCTCGGCCGACACCGTGTCGATCACCTACCGGCCCGGCGTGTTCCGTTTCGGAAACTCGTCGGCGGCGGATGCGATCACCAAGGCCGAGATCGGCACCGCCTGTTTCATCGTCGATGACCAGACGGTCGCCAAGACCAACGGCACCAACACCCGCAGCCCGGCGGGCACCGTCGAGGACGTGGACGCGCAGGGCGTCTGGGTCCGGTTCGACGAGGCCCTGACCCGCGCTGTCCTCTCGTAAGGATTCCGCAACATGCTCGTCAACGCCGCCAACCTCGCCCTTCTCGCCACCGGCTTCAGCACCGCCTATTCGGCCGGTGTGGGGCAGGCCTCCTCTGATTATGAGAAGATCACCACGGTCGTGCCCGCCTCGGTCAAGGAGCAGACCTATGCCTGGCTGGGCAAGATCCCGGCCGTGCGCGAATGGCTCGGCCCCCGCCAGCTGCAGAACCTCTCCGTCTCCGACTACAAGATCAAGGAGAAGGCCTGGGAACTGACCATCACGGTCGACAAGGACGATATCGAGACCGACAACCTCGGCATCTACGGCCCCATGTTCACCCAGATGGGCCTCTCCACCGGCGCGAAATGGGACGAGTTGGTCTGGGGCCTCCTGAAGGCAGGCTTCACCACCAACTGTTACGACGGCCAGTATTTCTTCGACACCGATCATCCGGTGCTGGCCGCCGATGGCGTGACCGTCAACCAGGTCTCGAACACCGGCGGCGGCGGTGGCGCGCCATGGTTCCTCTTGGACATCAGTCAGGCGCTGAAGCCGATCATCCTGCAAAAGCGCAAGGACTTCGAGTTCGTGCCGAAAACGCGGGTCGATGACGACCACGTCTTCATGAACCGGGAGTTCATCTACGGATCGGATGCACGGGCGAACGTGGGCTTCGGCTTCTGGCAGTTTGCCTATGGCTCGAAGCAGACGCTGGATGCCACCAGCTATGCCGCCGCGCGCTCGGCCCTGATGGGCATGAAGGGCGATTTCGACCGCCCGCTGGGCCTGAAGCCGCGCCTGCTGATCGTGCCGCCCTCGCTGGAAGCCGCGGCCCTCAAGCTGTTGAACTCGGAATATGCGGCCGGCGGCGAAACCAACCCGTGGAAGGGCACGGCAGAGCTGATGGTCACGCCCTGGCTGGCCTGATTCCGGCGGCGCTGGCCGCGGTCGGTTCCATGGGGGGCGGCGCGCCCGCCCCCTTATCGAGCCGAAAGGATTATCCGATGTCGAAGAAAACGACCCCTGCCGCCACGGCTGGCGACCAGGACGAAAAGAAGACCGCGGCGGCCGACGACAAAGCCAGCGGTCCGACGACGCCCGCGACGGGAAGCGAGGGCGAGGCAAAGGCGGAGGCGGGCGGTGCAGTCGTCCCCTCCGCCGGAGCCGAAACCGAACCGGCGGCAGCCGGTGAAACCGGGGCGGCGGAGATGCAGCAGTCATCCCCCCAGGTGGCGTCCGCCGCCCCGGTGACCGATGCCCCCTTCGATCGCGCCGGCTGGCCCGCCGAGATCATCGTCAGGGGGCCGGAGAAGGGCCGCTGGCGCGCCGGTCGCCACTTCACGGCCGCGCCTGTGCCGGTGCCGCTCGCCGATCTGACCGATGACCAGCTGCTGTCGCTCCGCGGCGACCCGGAGCTGACGCTGATCGGCTGGCAGTGATCTGACGCGGGGTAGCTCAGCGGTAGAGCGCGGGACTCATAATCCCGAAGTCGCGGGTTCGATCCCCGCCCCCGCAACCAGAATACCAGGGGAAGCTGCCGCAGCCCCGCCCATAGCGAGCCACGGCCGAGAGCGTGGACCCGGCAGCCAGGGGGGAGGGTAGCCCCCGACAAACGCACAGAGGCCCAGATGACCTATGCCACCCAACAGCAGCTGATCGATCGCTACGGCGAGGCGATGCTGATCGCGCTGTCGGATCGCGCCGATCCGCCGGATGAGGCGGTGGATGCCGTGGTGGTGGCCCGCGCCCTGACTGGCGCGGATGCGCTGATCGACGGCTATCTGGCAGGCCTTTATGCCCTGCCGCTGGCCTCGACCCCGCCGATGCTGGAACCGATCGCCCAGGCCATCGCCATCTACGACCTGCACATCACCGAGCCAGAGGCCAAGATCAAGGCTGACTACGACA